GGGGGTTTCCCGTGGAGGTCGCTGACCTATGGGCCCTAGTTCGCCACGTAAAATAAAGGATTAGCCCAGCCTATGGTGTGATCGCGCCTTGGCTGAACACAGAAGATCATGAACAGACGAAGAACACTAGCGCGCGCCACGCTACGACTTGGCGTAATGGGGGGGAGGAGTGCCGCACGAGCAATTCAGGTGAGTCGACAGAGGAGGGGGAAGAGGCAACTTTGGCCTAGGCAAGTTCGAGCGCCTTCGAAGCAGGATTACCGTAACCTCCTGCGAAGCACTGCCCAAAGAATGATTCAGGCTCCGGCGGTTAGCGCCATCATGTCGAAGGGCATTTCATCCCGTGATGACAAAGAGGAATCCGGGGAGATACTATTGTCATCCGTTGCCGCGGGTAATGTCATCACCGCGGACAAGATCTACAACATCGTTGTCAACCCGTCAGAATCGGGACTTTTCACGCGACTTGCCTCCGTCGCAAACATCTACCAGAAGTTCACGGCCAAGAACTTCCAGATTGCCTACAAGCCGAGCGTGGGCTCCAGCACCAACGGCAATCTGGCCATCGCTTTTCTGCCCGACATCAACGCCACAATCCCGGCCACTTACGAGGATGTGTTGGCTGCGGGCGGCAATTGGACCACGCCCATTTGGACCCCCAAGGCTATGCCAATTGAACAGAACTCACTTTCACGGGCCTTCAAAGAGAACTACTGCAAGATCCCCGAGAATGTCCAGGCCCAGGAACAAATCAACGTTGTCGGCCGCCTCGTTTGGTGCGTCCGGAACCTGCCGACCGCCAATGTCTCCTACGGCGATCTGATCCTTCAGTACCACATTTGCTTTTCCGACCCGAAGCAGCCAGAGGTCCCGCCTGCTCTTAGCGCGACTTACACCCTTGGCGCAACAGCCGGCCCCTCCGACTTGGATTTTGATGATCTGGCGGCTAACGCGATGACCAGCGGCTACCACATGATCGGTGAGGAATCTGAAGTCGCGGGCACGTACGCCCTCCGCTCTCACCAAGCAGCGTACATTATTTTCAAAGGAGACCCCACTGGTGGTGTGGCTCCAAACTTGCAGGTTGCCGTGGGGTATTCACCTTCCGTTAAGGTGGGCCTCACGCCCATCACCACACTCACCACTGCCTTTACCCGGTGGCGCACTTTCTACTTGCCACGCGGGTACAAGTACATCCAGGTCGCCACAGATGTGGCCCTGGACGGCGGCACGTTCGAGATGATGACCATATCACACGTGCCCACGCTAACGCTCACGTAGAGCTCTCATTGTATTTAGAATAACCCACAAAACCGTAAAAACACACACACGCCGGAAAACCCGGCGCAACAACAGAACCTCGACTGCCGCTCCGCTGTATGGGCGAAAAACCGAAGGGTGCGACGAGCCCCTCGTACCAGACTTACGGCTAGAACCCGTATGAGGGCTGGGAGCTACATGGCGGAGCCTAGACCGACAGTGTGAACTTTAACTTCCCAGTGACTTCGAGGTGGGTGGACTGGGAAACCAAGAGGGGGGTCAGTCCCCCCTCACTACTACCGCGCCCCACGGAACCAAGGGGGGTTGCCTGGCACCTTAGCCAGTGCGCAACGCACTTACGAACCGAATACAGCCATGGCCACAACAAAACACACTTGCACAACAACCACCTGTCCTTGTTCCGTCCCGGAGTCCTTTTGTGACTACGAGGCGGAAGCAGACTATGTGAAGAACTTGCGTTCGCTCGGCATCGGCCGAGCTAAGGCCTCAGCAGTGCCGCCGCATAAACACAAAGCTAAGCGGCGCACCAACAAACCCAGGCGCCCAGAGAAGGAGGCGGAGATGGTTAAGCGTCATGGAGATGAGAGCAAGAAGGCCAGGGCCCGTCGCCTGGCTGTCCGCCAATTGCTCAAAAGACTCGACGCCCCAATCACGCCCGTTCCTATTGCCGTCGTGGCGGCACCGCGCCCAACCCACGAACCAGCAGGCGACACCAACACCAGCCTTAAGCAGCCCGGGCCACCTAAGCATATGTCATTCCCGGATCCCGCGAAAGTCGCAGAGTGTCGGCACTGCAAGGAGGAAAAACGAGGGGGCTTCGATTATTACCGTTTCCTCGAGAAGCGATATTTCCTGGCAGACGGCAAGTCCCGCGACGAGGTGTGGTGCTGTAGCTGGTGCGGATCCCCGGCCTGGCAGGACGCCGATGGCTATTGGCACCACGTTTATGATGCATCACACTGTGCGGATGTTTTGGAGAACATCAAGGCACGTATTGCGAAAGAATATCGAGCAGCCCTCAAGCGCCTTGTTGCCTCCACAGTTAAACGTCAATTGCGGTCCCCATCGTCGTCAGCCACGCCACCCGAGTCTGTGGTGGTTGACTCCGATGACGAGACTTCGAACACCACCTTTTCTGAACCATGCCCGGAGTATGACGCCCCTTCTCCGCCGCCGCGTGCCGAATCGGAGCCCTACATTTTCCCAGATCCCGAGGAAGAGGCGCCCGAGCCCGACGCTTCTCCTTCTGGCAGGAAGTACCTGAAATTCCCGAAGGCGCCGAGCCCACCCGGGGCGCCGCTTGACCCACCACCGGCCCCGCCGGCGGCGCCGGCTCAACTGCCGGCCCCGGCCCCACCTTTGCCGCCCGGAGGCGGGGTGCCGCCGGGTATCGCGCCAGCACCACCAGTGCCCGTCGGGGGCGTGGCTGGCCGAATGATTGATGGGGACTGGCCCTCGCCGTGTGCCATCATGAAGTACGCGCGCAGCAGATTCCCCGGCGCCTACCGAGCAGGATTTAAGGCCTTCACCTGCGTGGGCGAGCGCCTTGTCAGTTGCGAGCAGGTGGAACCGGTCCCGGGGCGCCTAGTCGTTCTCAGGACTAAGGTTAAGTTCTTTTCCACTGGTTACCCGAGGTTAGATGGGTTCATGGCCAAGGTTTTCGGCGTGGCACGTAGTTGGCACGGTCCCATCAACCCCTGGCTGCCACTTACGGCGTTGACGTCTCTTGTCGCCGGCGGGGCGATCTGGGCTTGCAAGCAGGTGCCACGTGCCAAAGCCTGCGCCCCACTGTTTAGTCCCCACATCGTCAGCGTCGCCAGCACGACTTACCCCAACAAGGTCACGGGTGAAGTCGTCGAGCAGAGCGCGGGCCACAAGGTGATGATGTGCCCCCAGGTGCCTATTCCTCAGGAAGTCGCCCTCGAAATGAAGATTGGCAACGAAGCCATGACGTTGTGTGCCACCCAAACCAACCCTTTAAACGCGCAACTTGCGGACCACCGTTGTTGCACCAGTCATCGGTGCGTGTCCGCGTCCGACATGTTCCAGCTGATCCACGGTACGCCACACAAAGGAAAGTGTACGCCGTTGGCATTGACCCGGGTCTTTTCGGCGCGCCATGCCCAGAGTCCTGTCGCGGCGAGCGTGGAGACTTGGCTGTTCGTCTTGTCAGTAAGCAGCGCCCTCGCAGCCGCAACTTTCGCCGTCTCGTATGGGGTGCTGTCCCGGGGTATTGTCCCATATCTGTCGACCGCAACAATCCGGAGAATATGCGGCGTGGTGTCAAGAAACGTTTACTGGGCGATGTGTTCCCTGCTAGCCCCGTTGTTTTGGCGCAGTTCAAGCTGTTCTGTCGGGAGTGGTGCCAGCAGCACCTTCGCCGACTGAGCAGCCTCATGTCGTTTGAAGATTGGTTGTCCGCTTCGCCATACACAGAAAAGCGGAAGCAGGAGCTTCGGGAAGTCAGGCGTTCCATTGAAGTGACCACCCGTATCCCTCTTGCTCGTCGGTGCCACAGAGTGAAAACACACATCAAGAATGAGTCTTATCCCACGATCAAGAACGCGCGGCTCATCAACGCCCGCGTGGATGAGTATTTGGTCTTTGCCGGGCCCTTGGCTAAATCGATTGAAGCTGTCTTGTATGAACGCCCTGAGTTCATCAAGCACGTCCCGGTGAAGGACAGGCCTGCCGTCATTTCGGCCCTTAAGGCATTCGGTCAGCAACCACACGAAAACGACCACGTGTGTTTTGAGGGCAATCTCGTCCCCGATTTCCAAGACGCGAGCGAAATGGTCCTGTGTGACTGGGTAGCGGGCGCAGCTGCGCCCGACCTTTGTGCTCTCGTGCGTGACGTCGAAACAGGTAAGAATGTGCTCAAAATGCGGTGCGGTTTCTCGCTTGCCGTTGAAGGTGAGCGAATGTCAGGCACGTCTTTTACGAGCTGCTTCAACGGTTTCGACAATCTCATGTCCTTTCTTTTTGTTTGCCATTCCAACGGACTCCAAGGCCGGGGCTTCGTTGAGGGCGATGACGGCCTGTTCATGGTGTCGGGTAAGTTGACTTCTGACATGTTCAGAGTCGTGGGTTTGACGGTTGAAATCAACCCTATCGCAGATGTAAGCGAAGGCCACTTCTGCGGCATGACTTTCACCGAAGATGGAACCCTCATCAAGGACCCGCGCCGTGTCTTTCAAACATTTGGGTGGACGAGTAGTTTCATGGGCGCAGGCGAGCGCATAATGGATGAACTACTCCGGTCCAAGAGCTTGTCCCTGGCCTGTGAGATGCCCCAATGTCCGATAGTCGGGGCGTTGGCACGCAGGGGCTTAGAGCTCACGCAGGGCGTCGTTGTCCGGCACCATGCCTCGAGTTGGCAGGGCCCCACTGCCCACCAACTCAGCACCGTTGAGCAGGAGTTGCTGCCCTTCAAACCGACTCTTGCTGCGCGGATGCTCGTCCAGAAGCTTTTCGCAATCTCGGTTGACGATCAAATCCATATCGAGGCACTAATCTTTGATGACCGCCTGGACATGATCCAGCGGTTGGTGCCTCCCTCCACGTCTCAGATCCTCGTGGAGTCCAGTTACTTGGAAGTCACCTAAGAGTGCCAACATCAGGAGTGCGTAATCCCAAGCACACGGGCCTTGCAAACCCGGTGAACCGAGCAATAGCTGCCGACCGGCC